TAATTAGGCAATAGCCATAGGAGGGCTATAGAATGAGGAGTTCTAGCATAAGTTCTTTACTGCTTTCTACTTTGTTAGCCATAGTGGGGTGGGTAGCTATTACTTTGTACAACAGTGAAGGTGTACTAGATATAAGAGTCCAAGAAATAGAATTACGTGTTACAACGCTAGAGGCTACACAATATATACCGGAAACACTTCCTGTTTCCGAACTACTATTAATGAATACAAAAGTTAATGTAATAGAGACGGACTATGCTAATTTTAAAAAAGATACGCTACATAAACTTGAATTACTAGATGATCGCATAGATATATTGGTACTTAAAAAAATGGGTATTTATGACCACACTGATAAATAGATAGCAAAAAAGGGGTTATAACTTAAGTTATAACCCCTTTTTCTTGCTTATAGATTATTGTGTACCCGTGTGTCCAAAACCCCCGCTTCCTCGGGTTGTTTTTGATAGCTCATCTACTATTCTGAAAGTAGGTAAGTAATGAGGTACTATTACTAGCTGACAAACTCTATCATAGTCTCCTATAAATGCCGTTTCCGAACCTCTATTAGTCATTGATACTTTAATCCACCCTCTATAGTCAGAGTCTATAAAGCCTATAGTATTGTCTAATACAATTTTATACTTGCAACCTAGACCTGATCTTGGAGCTACCAAACCTACCCATCCAATAGGTATCTCTATCTTTACTCCGGTACTGAATGAGATACTTTCTCCTGGACTTAACGCAGTAAACCCTGCCGCTGTTTTAATTGCTAGTCGTAAGTCCATTCCTGCTGCTTCTTTAGAACCAACATGTGGTTCGCATTCTGGTGTTTGTAATACTATATCAAGCATCTTTTAGCTCCTGTGTAACTTTTTCTAAGAATGGGAAGTGGTTTACTTTTGGTGCTGCTATAGCTTCCATGTGAAAACCTCGTAAGTCTACTAGCTCTAGGTTTAGTAATAGTAATTCTGCACTATTATTAAGTTCTTGTATGAATAGTTGCTTTCCTTCAATTGGTAGTGCATCTATGATACCAAATACATCTCCATAAGTTCGCACTAAGTTATACGCTCTTTTAGCACCAATTCCAGGTACTCCGTAAACAGAGTCTCCGGTATCTCCCATAACTGCTTTAACATGTGTAAACTGTTCTGGAGTATCACAGTCTTTGTTATCGTAAAAATTTTCAATAGTGAATTCTTTTCTAGAAGTAGTTGCAAATCTACTACAGCGTTCTGATACTAGTTCGTCCCAGTCACCATCTGTAGATATTAACCAAATATGGTCAAAGTGCTTCCCATCTTCAAACTGCTCTACAAAGTAACAAGCTAAATCATCTGCTTCTACATTTTCACATTGTACTACTGTAAAATTCTTTTTAACCAAAGGTAGGGCTACGTCTTTATAGTAAGTAAAGAAAGCAGCACTTGCGTCAACTTCTTCTTGAGTTTGCTTTGCATATACTTTCTTTCTATCTGATTTATATAGTGGGTGTATTCCTAGCCTGTATGTTGAGGATTTAAAATCATTTAGGAAAATCACTTCTCTAGCCCCATAAGACTTAGCTAAAGAATTTACTGTACTTACTAGCTTAGCAGCGAAAACATCAGGTTTTATGTTGTTACCCCGTTGTTTCCATCTAAAAGCTAAGTTTAGCCCATCTACTATTAGTAGGTTATTACGTTCTTTGTATGTAACCAGCTCTTCAACCCATGAATCCATTTCTAAGTCTAAATCTTCTATTCCTTCCTTCATTTTATTAAGTCCTCTGTTTTCATTGTATTTAGCCAGTTCTCGAAACTAAGTATTACTACTTCGTAGTCATTTTTAGAAAACACCATATAAGGTACTTCTGAGTCCATTATATCCATAGCTTCTGTTATATCTATAGCACATAAAAGTATCCCCCGTGTTTTCTTAAATACCAGTATAGGCTTCGCGTTCATTTGTTCGGCTTCTCGGTACGTCTGCGCTAGGAACTTCTCAAACTGAGATTCTGTAGCCCTAAACAGGTTAGATGTTAAGACTTCGTCTGCATAATCTTTTGCTTCTATAGTCCAAGCCGACATTTTACCAGTAGAGGGGGCTAAGTATACGTCTCCCTTGAGAGCATGGGAAGCACTAAACGCCCCAGATCCTGGAACTCTTAACCATTCTAGCTCTGTGTGGTCTGACAACATCTTACGTATTTGATGCTCAAATCTAGCTCCTTTTGCTCTTGAGTCTATTGACATTTTAATATATTCCTTTAAGAACTTATTGTACTAATAAGTCCTTCTCTTTTCACTGTTAGTGTTTTAGTAAGTGGGTGGTCGTAGCCATGAGATACTATGAAAGTGTTTAAGTCGTATTCTTTTAATAATATTTCTATTAGTGTATCTAATGCCTCTTGGTCGAGTACGCTAACTACTTCGTCTAAAAATAAAGTGTTAAGGCTAATTTCGGATACAGAACTCATTAAGTTACGTATAGCAAGTAACGTACTAATATTTACCTTAGACTGCTCTCCAGAAGATAAAGAAGGCATTGCTGTTTCTTCCCCATTATCATAAATAACTACTTGCAGCTTTATACCTTCTAACTTAAATACTAAAGCAAAGTTACCATTAGTAAACACGCTTAAATACTTATTAATTAATTCTTCAAATATCTTTATGCTACTTTCTATCTTATATGCTACTAACCCTTTAGTTCCAAAGGCTTTCAATAGTACAGCTAAATATCCTTTTTCTTTATTTAGCTCTAGTAGTTCTTTAGTAAGTTTTTCTACCTTGTCGGTACTTTCTTTTAGCTTTTCTTTAGACCGGTGGTAAAACTCGTTGTTCTTTTTAGCTTTAGCTATATTTAGTCGTACTGTCTCTGCTTTATCTCTAGCTGTTTCAGTAGCGAGCGTTAACTTGTTTATTTCTTTTAGTAGCTGTGAAGTATCTTTTATTACTAGCTCGTTATTGTCTAGTTCGCTTACGTCACCAAACGCTTCTAATTTTTCTTCTTGCTTTTGCAGATCTGCTGTCCACTGCGCGTAATTGTCAAATAAGATTTTATCTCGAAAAATCTCTTCTTTAATAATATCTACACTCTCGTATTGTGTTTTTGTTTTTATAAATTCTTCTTTGTACTGGGTTAGTAGTCTAAAAGACTCAGAAGTATCAAGTTCATGCCCGCACTCTTTGCAGTTTACATTAGTTGACTCGTCTTTGTATATCTTATAGTTCTTTTTAGTATAGACTAAATGTGACTTTAATTCTGTAAGCTCTTTTGTAAGTTCTACTAACCTTGCCGCATCAAAATACATTTTAGTCTCAGGCTCAGAAATCCGTAGCATTTGTACTAGTTCTTTTTGCTTATTAAACTGTCCTAATCTTATTCTAGAGTCTGAGATAGCTTTGTTGTGTGCTGTAGACATTGCGTTATCCGCTTTTATATTACTTATATTGTCATAGCCTTCCGCTATTTTTGCCGAGTTATCAGGGATTTCTGGTACGTCAAGGTCTTCGTCTTCTAATGATATATCTGAGTTATTAGATACCCAAGTACTCAGCTTCTGTATTTCTTCTGTTGTTTTATCTACATTTGCTGATAGCTCTTTGAAGCTTACCTTTAGACTAGCTTCTATTTTACCATACTTTTCTAACCCGAGGAAAGATGTAAGAAACTTCTTTCTACCTGTATCAGTAGCTTCTATAAAATCCAGTGAAGACTTCATAGACTGATAAACTAACTTAGAGAATGTGGAAAAGTCCATTCCACCAAGCTTTTCTTTTAATATTAAGTAAGTCTGAGTAGCTGTATGTCCACTAATATCTTTTCCGTTTTTAGTAAGAACTACTTTTGCTGTGGTCTTTACAGTCTTTAGTACTATGTAAACATCTTCACTAATAGAGAAAGTAATCTCCCCCCACCAACTGGTTTCTTTTGTACGTCTATTTACTAACTTGGCTTTCTTTATTCCTCGGGAATTATTATTATATAGTATTTCTTCTATAATTGTGGGGATGCTGCTTTTTCCGCTTCCATTCTTACCTACTAACTGGTTTACTATACTACCATCTAAGGATACGTCAAAAGAACCGTAAGTTAGTATATTATCACCTCTTAGTCTATGTAACGTTATTTTCATTTATTATACCTTTTGCGTACGAAGCCACTTCTTTTATCTTTTCCTTATCCATCTGCTCTATCTGCTGCATCCATAACACTAGTTCTTGTTCTATTGTTATGTCTCTATTTAGCTTTAGAGTGGCTTCAGAACCTAAATTCTTATGTATTTTCTTATCTAGTACATCACTGTCTTCTACGTTTTTTAAATCAGATAAGTCTCCAATTACTTCATAGATAACACGGTCATACTCCCCTGTAGGCATAGGCTCTCCTGCGTTTACAGTTTTTCTTATGAGTTGTGGTAAGTAACCTAACTCATGCCATTGTGTACTTAGTAAACCTGTATCTACTGTTAAAAAGCCATTAGCGCCAGCCTGCTTCTTACGGTGGAAAGATGTAGTTAGTGGAGAGCCTGGGTATACCAGGGAAGCTCCTGAAGGTATGTTTTGTGTATTTTTGTGCGAGTGTAAGTCTCCTGTTATAATCAGTTCATAATCCTTAAACTTATCTAAGTCTACTTCAGGCTCCACATGCGGTGGTATAGAACCCCTAACATGGGTAAAACATAGCTTAGATACTGGATTATCCCAACTACTCTTATGTAGTTCTCTGTAATCTACTATATCAAAGTCTTGTGTGCGTAGGGAGCCTACTACAGTAACTAAAGGATTGCATCTAGATGTTTCTTTTGATATAGTATCTAATACTGTCTTAGTTTTACTTATCATTTCATGGTTGCCTGTGTAGATAATAGTCTTATGGTTTATTTTTGCTATTAACTCATAGTACAGCTCACTTTCTTCTACCGTAGGGGCAAACTTATCCAGTATGTCTCCGCCAATAATATGTAAGTCACATTTCTGCTTTACGAATGCTTTGTTCAGTTCTTCTACTAACAACATAAATCTGTCGGTTTGAAACTTCTTAGGAACTCCTTTTTTCCCTAACATAATATGCCAGTCTGCACTAAATAGTATTTTTGCCATTAGATAGTGCCCTCATACATAATATGCTCTCCATGTGTTTTTAATAGGTTAATAGATTGTTTAAGTTTTCTTACGCGTAGGTTTTCTTTATTTATAAATATCTTAGCTTCCTGTATTTGGTTACTTAGAAGTTTTTTTGCCATTTTCTCAGGGGTTTCACAGTTACCATCACACATATACTCCCCACACTTTCTACAACTATAATGAGACATTTTATTTTCTCCAATAAAAAAGGAGGGCTAACTAGCCCTCCATATATAGTGTTAATCGTCAAGTTCTGACATAGCTTCTTTATCGTAGTTCTTAAACTCTGAAGGAGTAGGGGCGTTTCCAGCAGCACCCTCTTCTTTATCTTTATTTCCCGCTTTACCTAACATAAACTTAGTAAGATCTTCTTTTAGTTCAGTGTATGTTTTGCGTGGAAATACTTCCTCAATAGGCTTTAAGTTTTCGATTAAAGAGGCATCTTGCTTGTGTTGCTCAGATAGACTTTCAAACATTTCGGGATCAGTAACAAAGTCCATTGTTTCCATAATATCTACCTTGTACTCAGTGTTTAAGCCTGCACCATTTTTAGCAAATACAATATCAATGAAACTAGGGTTTGGAACAGAGTATTCTTTGTCTGCATAACGACGAATAATCTTTGGGTCATGTAACTTAGCCATTACTTCGTTAATACCATCAAATACGCCTTTCTTAAGTTCCATGTACTCTACAGCATTTGTTGAGCGGTTGATTACTGGAATCATATACGCTTTCTTAGAACCAAGAGGTTTTGGGTTTCCTTCTTTATCAAACTCTAGCTCACCAGTAAAGGTAGTAGCTTGTAGTTTTAATTCTTTAACAGGATTCATGTTAGTATTTTCAAACGCTTCTGACTCACGGTTAAAGTCTAAGTTTTCAAAAGTCAATTTGCTTCCGTCAACGTTAGTTACCCAGTATACGTAACGACGTAAGATGTTACCTACAACACGTACTTGGTTACGACCTTTGTTTACTTTCATGTAAGTAACTCGGTTAGATACTGCTTCGCCTTTAGTTTCTGCCCAGTTAGAACCCATTGCTGTTGTTTGTGCTTCATTCATATTTTGTTATCCTTTAGTTTGGCTAAATTGCCGGTATTTTAGGTTTATTATTAGGAAACCAGTATTTTTCCCGATTTCCTAAGATATATTATACAGTTTATATTATTAAAAGTCAATACATTTTTTAACTTTCTAAACTGAGGTCGTTCTAGGTAACTAAGTAACTTTTTCTTTTCTTAATTTCTAAAA